ATTTAATTGAGTATACATATCATACAACGTCTTCCCATACCTTGCATCCAAAGCATACCCTGCTGCCGTAGTCTGCCCGTTATTGACCAACTTCCCAACAGTAATTATCCCCGTTTTAAAATTATTAAAATCTTGAATAAACTTTTTCACCTTCCCCAGAAACATCTTTGATGTCTCCCCTTCAGAAGGAACCGGAAATTCAGATGTTATAGTTTCAAGCGAACCTATCTTTGTCCCAGAAATATCGCCCCCGGAAGCCGAAACCTTAGCATTCCAATTGCTTTTCTCTGTATCCGTCACAAAACGGTGAGCCGCATCCTGAGTGGCATCCGATGCCAGTCCGGAAAATGCTATATTTTTCATCTCCGAAAACCACTTTTGTATTTTTCCATGGGAGACTGATAATTTTTCTCCTGATACAATGTTATTACGTAAAATTTCCTGGCTGAACTCAGTAACTACATTGGAAGCATTTCCATTACGATCAAGCTTCCGATCACTCATTCCCGTCAGCGTTTCATCTAATATATCCATAGCCTTATTGTATTCTGAAATATCATAAAAATCATCTTCACTAGGCTTCGGAAACTTATAATTTTTTGTTTCATTTCCCATTGATAAGCACCTCATTTCTTATCTGCCTGTGACTCCAGGCTGCTAATTGTTTATGAGTAAATTCACAGAGCAAACTGTGTTGATTATAAAGCAGGTCCAAGTCTATGACCATATTGCAAGGTACAAATTCCTCCAGCATTTCCTTCACTTCATAAAAATTCCGTTTACTCTTTAATGCCACCCTAACAGTAATAACCTTTTTCGGATCAATTTTCAACGTAAAACCATCCTCCCCGCATAATATAGAGAGTTTTTGCCTTAACGTTACCTTTGTATATGGAATCATTCGATTCCATTTTGATAACACCATAAAGCGTCTGTCAGTCAGCGTATCATCAGGCAAAGACTGGATAAGCAGCATTTTTTTCGTAACGTTTAATACTTTTACTGTCGGAGCTTGAAATGAACTGATTGTTAAACACAACCTCTGTTTCATCCTCCAACCTCTGTATCTCCGGTTGGATCAGCTCCTGTACGGCTCTCATTTCTTCATATTCCTTAATAAAGTCAGGAATATAGGACAGTAAATCAACTTCTCGAATCAATTTCAATCCCCCCATATATTGGAATCTGGTACTTATTTAATTCCAGATTCTCTGCTGCTCCATTTATACGTGTGCTGCTGATATCATAAATACCCTGGATTCCCAAAATTCTTGATTCCAGTTGTGAGATTCTTACAATACACCCATGATCTCCAAGACCTTCCCATGAAGCTCTTAGTTCTCCCAAATAAGCATCAACCGCACTCTCTATCTGTTCCAGTAAAACCTTATAAGGATAGTTGTTATCAAATTCCAGAGTACTGTTAATCTGTATCTTCACTTCCTTGGCAGTATCCACGGTTACAATATGATCAATCGGTGCAAGACCATCTCCGCCTCCACTTTGCTCAGGATCAATTGTTTCCTGAACAGTTTGTACTAAAAGATCGGAAGCCTTGTTAAAGTTAGAATCCAGTATTGTTAATTTAACAGTAGAACCACCATTCCATGCCCTGGTTATTTTCGTTGCTCCAACTCCCGGAATGCCATTGGTTTTATCCTTGTAGTCCTTTCGGTTTCCGCTAAAAGGTTTCTCATGAAAAGAATCAAAATAAACTTTTCGGAACACCTCCGTCTCCTCATCGTCTTCTCCAGGAATTAGCAGTTCTGTCATTTCCATAGCTGTCAGTCCCGGAATATTCAATAACGGAATCAATCGGCCAAACTGGTGATTCCCATTAGTTCCGGCAGCTTCGCATGTAATCTGATAGATTCCTCCGCCCATGCTGCCCGAAATCACATAATAGTTAAGCCCCAGACGGAAACGGTCACCAATTGAAATCGCGGCTGTATCAGGGGTCGCTACCGCTTTTAAAACAGCTCTGGTTGCTTCTTTTGGCTGCAATCCCCGCTCTCCTGCTCTACGAATTAAATTTTCTCTGGATGCAGTATCTGCAAAGGTTTCGTTTAAAATTGTATCAAATTCTATGTACATGATCTGCATTTCTGCCGCCGCTGCAGTTAGCGCCGTATAAATCAGAGATCCCTCCCTTTTATCCAATCCCTTGGGAACCCGATCCAACATTCGTTTCAAAATAACTTCATACGTCATATTTTCATACATTATATATCCACCTCCTTCTCTACCTCAAATTCACCCAAAATGGTATGAACTGTAAACTTTACATGGAGTATCCTCCCATTGCTTTCAAAGGAAAACGTGTCAACGCTTTGAATCCTGTCATCCTGCTGTAATGCTTCTTTAATTCTCTTTTTGATCTTTGCTTTTACCAGCCCTGCCGACTTTCCGAATAAACCTTTAAGCTCCATGCCGTAATTCCAACTGTATATCAGCCAATCAAACCGCTCTGTATTAAGAATACAGAAAACCGCTTGCCTTACCGCCTCCAGACCATCTGCCATTCCAATCACACGCTTCTTTTCCATATCCAGTCGAAAAGTCTTTGACGGCATATGAACAACCTTAAAATCCTGCTCTAAAATATTACCTGCCACCGGAATCATGGCAACACCTCCTTTCTTTCATGAACCTATTACCACATACCTATCACTACATACTGTTGTCCGCCTCTCTTCTGAAGCAGAAGAATCCTTTGACCTGCTTTTAATCCATTTTTTTATGGTTACAGACACCTCTCCCATTCCCGGAATATTCATCACCTCCGCATGATCAGTGAATTGCTTCGGCAAAATAACCTGTAAATTGGACAGGATTGTTTTTTTGGTCAATTTGTATTTCCATTGGATTTTCCTTTATTACAGTTCCTGGAATTACATCACATGGATCTCCAGCTTCAATAGCCTGAATTACAATCCGTTTAATATTTTCAATCCACTCTACATCAGCCACTGATTTTCGCCCCTCTCAATGTTAAATCCATGGTATGCACCCCCTCATCAATCTTATGGGCTGCAGACTCGATCACCAGATAGTTTTTTACTCCCATATCCTTTATATCCAGAAATACCGGAATCAGACAACCTGCACGTACCCGGATATCTCCAAAGGCGTCTTTGATGGACAGGATCCGGGAGGGGCGGTTGTATAAAGTCAAATATGTTTCTGCAATCGCCTGGCCGTCTACCCCTTGATCGATGGACTCGTCTTTCTGCAGAATCCCCCACTTGTTGATATTTTCGGTGTGTTTAGTCATATAGATTTCTCTTTGTTTTGTATCATTATTATCGCAATACAGCTTGATCTGATTGTAAGTATTACTGTCAATGCTTACCTTATAGTCATAATCCTGAGCTGTCTTGTCATCAATCATAATGTCAAGCTTCATGTTCTCCATATTTTTTTAGGGTGAGCTTTCCTGCATCGTCATAAAAGGTAAACAGATTTTTCGTATGTATCATTGCAAGATCCAAGTTGTTTAAGATAATATCAAACAACGTTTTATCCTTTTCTTTTCTGGATATTCTATCACCCGTATCCTGTAATTCTCCCGTTTCCAAGTGATAATCATTGGCTATCATCTGGATCACTTCTCCGGCAGTTAAATCCGTGTAATTATAGGTATCTTTATTTTTCAGATACCTAAGCTGATCATAAGCGGTAACCTTCACCTCTCCGTTGCTGCTCCAGTTACGCTCAAAAATAAATCCGAAGAAAACAGGTTTTTTATCCACATCCAGACGGAGGGCATTGCCCTCCTCAATCTGGAGGCACCTGTCTGGGATTAGGGTGAAAGAGCACTTTCCAGGCTGCCCTCTTCGCTGTGTTTCCCAGGTAATAGCCCCTTTCACCACCGGCTCATATACGGTCTGACCGTTCTGGATATATAAATGTGCTTCCATTTCCTACCTCCTATGGCATGGTGAGAACCTGCCCTGGATAAATAACATTTGGATTTGTTATCTTGTCCCGGTTTAGATTATGGATTTCCTGCCACCGGTTCCCATTGCCAAGCTGTTTTTTTGCTATGGACCATAGACAGTCTCCCTTTGCGACTGTGTAATTCTTTACCTGCGCCGGCTCTCCATGACGTTCCTCTTCCTGCTGCACAGACTCTATTTCCTGCTTCTCTTCAACAATAGTAAAATTCATAATTTTAGTTCCATAATTTTTATATTCCTTCATTGTGAGGGAAACGATAAGGTCGAGTCCTTCACTTACATCATCTGTAACCTTATAATCTTCCAGAATTACATCCATACTGGTATCAAAAAGACTGTTCCCCCCATCCCTTGCCGGATAACGGTAAATTCAAAGGGGTTTTGGCCCTCCCTTAACTCCTGGAGCTTTTCCAGAAAATCCTCTGACCCGTTAATGCTTCCATCCCAAATTGCACTGGGATAATCCATCTGGGGAATAATCACATCAATGCTTATTTCCGCAAGACCAAATGGTTTGACCAGATTAATTTCTTCGCCGTTAATCAGGTTCACCGTCTTATTCTGTCCGTTATACTTTACGGGTATTTTTTTCCGGTGGCAGCGGAAGAAGCATATCGTCAATGTAAACTTCATATGCCATTATATATTCACTCCTTCCGCAGCTGAAGCAAGAATTTCGCTGGTAGCATCCCCGAGTCTGCGGTACATTTCATCAATATCAGCCACATTCTTTATGGTATTGTTGTTATTTACATCTAACTTCAGTTCCGCAAGAGTGAACCGGTTGATGATTTCCTGTTCTGCAGCATCTCGCATATATTTTAATTCCTCATCCATGATATCCATTGAGTCTGCCATGGCTGCTGTATTCATGGCAGTATCTCCGGTACTCTGGGCAATACTGTCAGTTGTTCCGGGCAAGTCTGATTGTGAGGACCGTCCTCCGAAGAAACCTTTTATCTTATCAAAGCCTCCCTTTGCGTTATCTTCAATACCTTTTCCAGACTCATACCACTTATGATAGTTATCACTATAATTCAATCGCTCCGGAGACCAGTTGAGACCAGCTAACACTTGATCTATATCCAGTTTTTCAGCTTTGACTTCATATGTTCCATTTCCATATTTATCAGCAAGCTCATCGGCAAGATTCGATAAATTATCCCGCCAGCCTTTCACAGTATCTGCCATATGTGTACCAAATATAAAATCCAGGCCCTGTGCTATTTTTTGTATAACACCAAGAACTCTATCGCCTAAATCTGCAAATAAGTGTATCACCGAAGCTACCGGATCATGAAACAGATTTCCGAAAAAGTTTGCAAAAGCTACCCAGCCATTATAATAATATTCAATGACTCCTAAACCAATTTCCAGGATCCCCATTAGTATATTGGCTATAAATGCAGCGGCTACCGCGAAAGCACCGCATATTATCCCGGTTGCACTGTAAGAGGTTCCGGCAAATTTATTAACAGCAGCTACACCTGCATAAAAAAGCGCTATTAATATGATAATTGCCATAATTATAAAATTAATAGGGCAGGTAGCTAATGCTGCATTTAACCCTTCGTGAGCTAATTTTGATGCAAAAGCAGCTGCTGCTGCAGCCCAATTGCAAGTTGTCTCCCACACCAAAGCAGCCGCATTCTTTATTATCTCAATCCACCCTTCCTTCATGGTCGCATTGTAAACAATCAAAGCCGCAATAATTCCCCATAGAACAGGCTCAATCACAGGCCATATTTCTGCAAAAGCTCTCCCCACAACTCCTGCTACAAATCCAATGGCACCAAAAATCCCGCTGATTTCACCAACATTTCCTTTAAGCCCGTTTGTGAAGCTGTTGATCGCTTTGGTTATATTGTCAACTGTACTGCCTATGGGACCGGCAAGTCCCATATTTACCGTCTTTGCCAAAGAGCTCAGTGCGCTGGCTGCATCGTTGTATTTTATGTTATTTAATTCTTCAAGGTGTTCCGTTGACAGTTCTACGGACCCATCCAAGTTAGACAATGCCATGATTCCTTCACTGCCAAGCTCTCTCCAGGCACTGCCAAACAGTTTCATTCCTGCTATATTCCTACTGACGGGATCTTCCATACTGCTTAAAGCGGCGATGGTCTGCTGGAATGCCTGCTTTGCCGTTTCACCACCACTTCCGAATGCCTCGGTCATCCTGCCAGCATTAAGCCCCAAAGCTGAAAAACCTTCCTGAGCGTCCTTTCCTCCGCCAACAGCCCTTAATGAAAATTCCTTTACAGCCTCACCTAAAGTACTGACTGAAACCTCTCCATTCTGCGCTCCATTAATCAGCATGTTAAACATTTCTGCCCCTTCAAAGCCCAAGTTTTTAAACTGAGAAGAGTATTCATTGATCGAATCAAGCAGTTTTCCATTTTTATCAAGTCCAGCCTGGGTTGCCTGTACGATTAAGTCTAATGACTGGGCACCGGTAGCCCCAAACCGCTCCTGCAGCACTCCTGCAGTGCGGATACTGTCTGCCAGGCCGTAACCAAAGGTGTCTTTAAGGAGCAATCCTGCTCTTGTAAGCTGCTCCAGGCTATCACCTGTCTGACCAGTCATCTGATGTACCGAAGATAAACTCTTTGCTGCATCTTCAGGACTGCCGCTTATGTTATCCACATATAGATTTTTAGCACTTTGCTTTGCCATATCCAGATCCTGCCCCTGCATTCCGGTCCTAGACTGTATGAGATTTCCGGCTGCTTTTATATCATTTGCCTGGTTAAATATATCCATAGGACTGGTGTTGATTCCCATCTTACCTAAACCAGATAATGCTTTATCCCAGAGTTTCTTCATATCCTGGAGTTTGCTCTTACCATCATCAATGGTTTTATTTAACTCTTCCTGCTTTTCCTTGGCCTGTACGATTACTTCAGTGACCTGTTCAAATTGAATTCCCATACTCTGAATATCTGTTATGGATGCCGACATCCCTGGCAAGCCTATAAAACCACCTGTCGCCATCTGGAATTTTCGAAAAGACTGGCTTGTAATATTGATTGACTGATTGATCTTCATTAATACGGAGGAGGCTCCATCCTGAAGCTGTATTGAATTTTGTATTGTTGCCAAACGCTTTCCCTCCTTTCTTTTTTTTGGAAGAACACCCTAAAAGATGCTCTTCCATTCTTCTATCTTTTTCTGGCACTCTTCGTCTTTTGTGCCTCTTTCTTGTCATTTTCCAGCTTAAGCTGTACCGCTGCCATAACAAACGCCCGTTCATACCTGTCCAGGCTTAGAAACTCATGAGGCCATTTGTGGAGCTTGTGGAGGCAATAGTAAGCAATATTTGCTTCCATATCACCCCCTTCTATCAGTTTTTTGCCTCTTCAACCTGCTCTTCCAGTGTAATATCAAAACCATTCACTTGCTGAATTCGTTCCAGATAACCTGCGTATTCGCCTGCAGTCAGCATGGCCTTTAAAAGTCCGTCTGCCCCCATAACATGATAGGAATCCTGTAATTCCTTATCATTTAGGTTAGGGTAAACCGTACATTCAGCTGCCAGCTTCCCAAGATAAAGGTTATAATCCGTCTCCTGGGTATACTGTCCCTTTTTTCCTGTTACCTGAACCCTTTTCGTGCTCTCTTTTCTTAGGGATTCATCTTCTTTAGAGGTAATGGCTTTAATCTCCCATTCCACAGGTTTTTTTCCCGGACCTAAAAAAACGTTTGGAAGCAACGAACTTTTCATGCTCCGCCTTAACTGCATTCTGGCTTAAAAAAACAACTTAAATCTCCCATATCCTTTTATTCCTTTCTTCTTTTACTGCATTCCCGCAAGATTGCTGAATCTTTCAGGCATCTCCCAGCTTTCAAATGTGAATTCAAACTCATCTTCTAAGTATTCTCCTGTTGCATCAAATTTGGTGATAATTCCTCCATTTAAGTTGCAATCCTTTAAAATCACAGTCTGACGGCCTACCCTGGAAGCAGGGTCCTCATTGGTCACCTGGATATCAAAATAGATATCATTTCCGGTCTGCTGGAACTTGTATAAAATATCCCGGAAAATGCTTGTATTGTAATGGAAAGTAGCTGATCCGCTTCCTTTCATTCCCACGGTCTTATTCCCCTTCATGGCTCGTCCCAGAATCGGGATCTCTGATTTTACCTTTTCAATCTTAGCCTCCAGGTTTAAAGCCTGCATAAAATTATAACGTTCGTTTCCGATTGTGATATAGCACTCTGCTTTTGTGGCGCTGATAGCGTCCCATGCGTCCATTGTAATATTATTCATGTTCATTACCCCTTTCTTATGATACAATTACTGTCATGTATAAGATGCTCATGGAATTAATCGGTTTCACCGGGAAATTCACCACAACGGACCGCTTGCCCAGTCCCTTTTCCACAGTAACCTCTTCCGAATTTACAGCTTCAATCGCCCTTAATACCGCCAGCTGTTTTCCATATGTAACAATGTCATTCCAAAGACTTACCCGTCCTGCATCGTCATTTGAAATCTTACCCAGGTAACGTGTATGGAAAAGAGAAGCAACGTCATTTCCAATCTGGTCCAGAACGCGGACTGTCTGGTTGTTAGAGAAATCTTCCCCTTTTTCCTCTGTATAAGTAACCAAAGTATTACTGTCAGTCAGAATCCTGATTTCACTTCCTACACTGTGAAGCATAAGTTTACCTGCCCTTATTGCATCAGCAAGCTGAGCCTGGGTATGGGAAGCCTTAACGGTATACTCCCCGTCATAAACTTTATTTTCAATGGTCTTGTTGACAGGGCATGCGGCTTCTGCGCCAGCAACCCAATAAACAAGGCCTGTAGCTGATTCTTTCGCTTCATTCTCAACGGAGATGACACCCTCGTAATCAGCCTTGGAATACTGGTGTAATACAGTCTGGAACTTCACACCAGCTTCATCCCTCATACGTTTTGTAAATGCTGTAAACAAAGCTTTTACCTTACCGTCAGCAGAAGGACAGCAAAGAATCTGGAAGGAAGCACTCTCCATCTTATCCAGGAATTCTGCATAATCCTCTCCTGTCACATCAGCACCATTGGCACCTCCTGTAAAGGGAAGTCCTGCCGTTTCTGCCAGTTCGGCATCCTTTTTAAATATGACGTAACTGTTATCCATCAGCTCTTTTGCCTCTGCAACTGTCTGGCGATCAACTTCTCTTCCTGCAAACAGGGTCTTCACATCAAATTTTGAATTATTATCAACATTTTTCGCAATAATGGTCATCAGATTATTTCCTCTGTTACCAGAGTATTTTGCCGTGCCATATTCGTTTGCCCCATGTGTCCCTGTATTCAAGCGGTAAAAAAATTCCCTTCGTCATATTTCGGAAAAGCTCTCTGACCGGAAGCATAGCCGCATCGTCCATTGCATAGCCAAAAATTTCTTTACACCTTTTCTGGAAATCCTCTGATGTAACCTCAAATATCTCTTTCTCCGGTCCCCATTCAAGAACCATAGGGATTGCTGCCACCCCCCTGTTTCCCATGGATGCGCCTGCCGAAGCAGTACTTACAAAATTGATATATGCACCAGGAAATACTTTGTTTTGAATTGTAAAATTTCCTCCACCTAACATACTTTCACCTTTCCTTTCATAAATTGATTTATGATTTCTTCTGCTTCTGTTACAGAATATACTTTCCTATCATCAAACAAAGCACTTATTAAGTCCCTCTGATTACGATACTTTTCTGAACTGATCAGCTGATCCTTTGTATAACGTATTACGCTGGTCCCGTCCGTTTCTTTTACGTTCTTTTTTGCCACGATAACACCTCTTTCATTTTAATTTAATATCTTCCATGAATTCTTCCGACTCCCCGTTTTTTAAAATGTAGACCTGATAATCCACCAGGAAGTTTAGGGCCTCCCCTTCGCTTTTACCCTTTCTGCTGCTGCCTCTTATCAAAGAGCCGTTTTCCAGAGTAATGTATTCCAGTTTATCCATAAGAACATCCAGAACAAGATTCCTGTCCCTTGAGGGCTGTACTGAATTCTGGCAGTTATACGTTACATACATGCTTATGCTGCGGAAATAACGCTGCCCGTTCACTGGCTTTTCAAACGTCTCTAAAAGTCCGACTTCAAAATAAGGTTCAGAAATCCCTTCCCCAAAAGGGCTTGTATCGATCCTGGCTTCCGGAAAAAACTCTTCCAACCGTTTGATAACTCCATCCATGATTTCGTTATACATATAATCCCCCTTTCCTATGCCTCCAGCCTTTCCTTCCGGCACCTGCCTTTCCCTAAACCGGATTCGTTCCTTTTTTGTCGGACTTCTTACCTTCCCTTGTTCTTTCACTTTCATAGGATTCTCCTTTTCTCAGTCCATTGTAGTCATTTAGTCTACATGATTGGTAAAAAAAATACTCTTTTTCCGCAATTATGCAATCCTCAATAACCTGTACAGCTTTTTAATCGTTTGAAAGATTCAGTTTTGCTGCAACTGCCCCTTTTCCAGTTCGGGCTATTTAATTTCATCAATAAGCTGAACTGTATCTTTCATACTTTCTTTCTTTTCTTTTGTAGTCATATTGTCTACATTTGTTATCATACTCCCATGTCCTATATTTGTCAACAACATTTTGCAATTTTGTTGAATATCTTTCTACACCGTGATATAATACCGTTATGGAGGTGATCCTGTGGAAATAGGACAGATTATTAAAAGGAGACGGGAAGAGCTTGGGATCTCGCAGGAAGAATTGGCGTTAAAGGCCGGCTATAAATCCCGTTCTTCCATTAATAAAATCGAGGTAGACGGAAGAGGGCTTCCCCAGTCAAAGATCATAGCAATTGCCAATGCTTTGAGGACAACCCCAGCCTATCTCATGGGTTGGGAAAGCGATACTGCTTCCGCTTTTGACTATATCAGCGGACGTTTCGGGGAATATGCCGGAGAAATGATTGAGAATTTTCACCGTTTAAATGAGAAAGGCAGAAAGAAGCCCTAAAACGTGTCAGAGAAATGGTTCATATCCCCGAATACGTAAAAAGCCAAAGCCCGGTTAATATTTTTAATACTGACAGCAGAACCTACCTGGAACCGGTTGCAGCCCATGAACGGACCGACATTGAGGTGACAGAAGAAATGAAGAAGCACGATGATGCCTTTTTTGATGAATAAAAGACAACTCATTGAGGTGATTTATTTGAACTATGAATCTTTATTAGAAGAAGCGGATTCCCATGGAATCATCATAAAGGAACGGCCGCTGATAGCCAATGACGGCAGGATTAAAGGCACCCAGATATTGATCCGCCAGGATATGACAGATTGTCAGAAGGCTTGCGTTCTGGCGGAAGAGCTGGGACATTACCATACCACCACCGGCGATATTCTGGACCAGTCCGATGTGTCCAACCAGAAGCAGGAGCGTACTGCAAGGCTTTGGCTTACAATAAAATGATAACCCTTGATAAGCTGGTGGCGGCAAAAGAAGCCGGATGCCGGAATGGGTACGAAATTGCGGAACATCTGGATGTAACGGAAGAGTTTTTGCTTGATGCCATTCACTGCTATCAGACAATATACGGAAAAGGACTGCAAAAAGATAATTATCTGATACTATTTGAACCTTTTAACATCTATAAAATAGTGTAAGATATTTTCTGTCTTGCCGCCCCTCTGGCACATATACTATCCAGAGGTGATATATTTATGCAACCCTGTGAACTTGTAATTCTTATATCTACCATGGCCTGCCGTATCGCCGAGGGACGGTCTGCTGATGAAATCGCTTTGATAAGTTCCATATTTTCACAGCTTGGTGATACACTGAGTACCATTTCAGCCTATCAGGATCTCTGTTGTAATAACGATGAAGAAAAAAACACCAGCTGA